CATTCACGATTGTTATAGTGATAGTGAGTGTGGCCCGCGCGGACTACTGGTTATCCCTCGAGTTGTCAGAAACCTTGAAGACGCTTTGCATTGATTTGTTTGGGCGCAACTTTGAACAGTCTCAACTTGACTGGTCGGTTGTGCGGGCTGAATTTCGAGAGACAAAGTTCAACGACCGAGTCCATGTGGAAGCTACCAACCCCCACGGTAGATCGGCTGCGTTGCGAAGCGCTGCCAACACCTACTGTACGGCATTGGCTGCCCGCTTGAACTTGGTGCCATTTTTTGTTCAGATGAGTCGCTCAGATCAGCGCCGCGATGCCGCCGGTAGTCGCGTCTACCATTGGGCTAAGGACGTGACGTCGACGCCCCTCTTTTCCAACCCTGACCACTCCAATGCCCGTGTCTTGGTTGATGTGGATTACTACGTCGACATGAACGAGCTTTTGCTCGAACCCATTCTTACTCTACTTTACACTTTTGTTCCATCGAGGGCTGCTCAAAACTCACCCGATTATGACTACTCCTACACTATTTCCAATGGAGTTGTCACATTCCGCGCTGAGGGTGGGAGCCAATTTGAGCACCGACTATGGGACTACAGTGGTGATTGTTTGTATATCTGGAGCCGTTTCAGATTTGTCACGTATAACGTTGAGCGTTTCAACGTCGATGAGGATCACATGATTATACTTCTGCACCCCACTTGTTGCTTCGCTTATCCTTTCTGTGTATTGGCTAACCTTGAGGGCCGTGCTCTGAAGAGAGTTCAAACCAACCCGGATTTTACCATTCTTCGCTCTATGGGCAAGGATGGCCACATCTCCGTGGCTAAAGCTGGTTCCTACTCTTCTACGGAGCTCAGCCCCATTGCCTTTTCGCAGTTGGTTGATGCAAGCGAAGCGACCACGATAACCCCCGCCGCCATACAGACCATCGCTGGAGTTGGTCGTGGAGAGAGCGGGGTGTTGTTCAATGTGCTGAAGAGTGGCCGGTCTAGTCCGAATTTGGAGACTTCACCAGTGCCCCGCACCGATCGTGTGTACTCTGCTATTTTGAAATCGTTACCATTGAGGGACAAGCCCGTATTGACGCCGTTTATGTCAGCCTTTGTTGCTGGTACATACGTGCCTCGTAATAACATAGAGAACGCCGAGCTTGCCATTAGTGGACGCATTGATAAAGTCAAGAGTGACAAAGCCTCTACCCAGCTCCTTATTGAGTACTATACCGCATTTGCCCAGGCATTTCGCCGCACTGTTGGAAAATTGGTGCCAGTTACAGAGGCTGAAGTCGCCGATAAACAGAATCGCCCCACCCAGCGAGCGATTCTGGAGAGGGCCAACTTTGAGGAATCGAAACCGGTTAGTGACTCATTTATAAAGCATGAACCAACCACCAAACCTGCCTACCCAAGGATCATTTCAACCATCCAGCCTCACAGCAAATTGCACTACTCTAGGTACATGTATGCCGTGGCAGAAGCCATGAAGAAGATGCCAGGCTATGCCTTCGGGCGTACGCCTCGTAGTATCTGTAGGCATATCGCTGCCAGCTTGAACTGCGGTCCCCACAATTATATCTATGAAGGGGACTTCAGTAAGATGGATGGACACGTCAGCCCAACCTTAAGAGACTTTGAGAAGATTGTTATGCATGAACTGTTTCCGCAGGCCTTTTGGCCCGAGATGGATTCATTGATGAGCAAACAATACAAACTCACAGGTTACCTCTTGGGCGTGGAGTATGAGACCGGGTATGCTCGGGCTAGTGGGTCCCCAGAGACGAGCGTATTTAACTCCCTTACAAGCATTTTGGCTTTGTGCATAGCTTATTGTATGCACCAAGAGGATTATATGAAGCGGGAGTACAGTTTAGACCATAAAATCGTGTGCATGATGGACGTTATGTTCTCATGCGACCCTAGGATATTCTGGATGGCGGGTGGTGATGACACCATAATGACGCCTCCTTATAGATTTTATGAGAAAGCTTGTAATATGATTGGACAAGAGGTGAAGTTGAACACCCGCGGCAAAGGAAAAACTTTTACGTTCCTTGGCCGCGTTTACGGTCCTGACGCATGGGCTGGCAACCCCAACAGCATGTGTCAGATTTTGAGATGTATGTCTAAGTTGCATCTGTCCGACGCTTCCAGCACGCCACCCGCTAAGAAGCTGGCCGAAAAACTTATCGGCCTACAGTTGACAGATCCTTATACTCCCATCATACATGACATTTTAGACCTCGCTAGAGAACAGTTGCCGTTGGATTATGATCCTGACGACATTGTCCCAGAAGGGTTTTGGGCTCGCAACTGGCCTTCGGCCGAGGAACAGTGGGTTAACGAATATGAGTTTTGGATGTTGGATGTCGCTAATGAGGAGATGCCTGAGTTCGACTACATAGCCTTTGCCGACTGGATGGATACTGTCGAGGAAGCCAAGGAATTTAAGTTGAAGTTGTTTATGAATCATCCCCCTTTTTACACCATTCCAGAACAGACATTTGAGGTCCCACTAGATATCAATGGTGAAGTGATTGCTGCCCCGAGTGACGATTCGGGGAAGAGCGGCGTGACGCAAGCCGCTGTTGTGGGAGACCAATCGAAGAAGGACCACACCAATGAAACGATTGTGGTTGCTGGTGTAACTTATAGCGTTTGGAAGGCGAAGGATTGGAAGAAACTGCCCAAGGAGGTCAAAGATGCCATCATAGCCGAGCAGAAACGCCTAGTTGCCCTGCGTAAGGGCACCGGCTCCACTTAAGTCCTAATTGGGGACGCCCGGGCGATTAAATTATTTGTACTATATTCTGTATATTATTTATTCATTGTTAGTTAAAACTTGAAAACCTTTAGACCTATGTCGAAAAACGCTGTGTCGAAAACCAACCACTTGGACGCTACCACCATTGCCACCGAACTAGCCCGACTTTTGCCGGGCTATGGAAACCTCGCTGCCCGCGCTGTTAAGCCCGCTGCCGGCGCCCTCAAGGCTCTCAACCGTTTGAATTGGGCTGCCGCGAAACGCCGGGTTCAGAACGCGAGGTCGCGGCGCGGCATGAGTTCGGTTCGGCCTGTCAAGGCTCCTGCTGCTACTTCTTCTCGCATCACGAACAATGGTGTTACCACTACCGCCACCCCACGTGGCGTTAAAGTTTGCCATAGTGAGATGATGTTTGAGTATATTGCTAGGGGCCCTGATGATCCGATGGTGTTGACTGTGCAGCCCGGCCTGCCGGACTGCTGGAGGTGGTTGCCTGGGCAAGCCAACATCTATCAACGTTATAAGTGCCATCGTCTGGCCTTTCGCTATGTACCCCGCGTGGCCACCTCCACCGCTGGTCGTATCTCTTTTGGTCTCATGACGGATCCAGAACAGGACCCGCCGTCGGATCGAACGCAGGTTATGAACCTGAACGGGTCAACGACCTCGCCTATTTGGTCAGCCTCGTCCTTCACTGTTCCAGCGGAAGCGCTGCGCGCGATTGGGCCGACCAGGTGTGTGCGTCACGGGCCGTTGTCCTCTGGTGCTAATTCGGCTATCACTTGCGACTTAGGGAGGTTGATAATCATTGACGACGTCACACCTGGCACGATCTTGGCCGACATTTATGTGGATTACGAATTTGAATTTCTCGATCCAGTCACGTCGATTGGTACCGAGAATTCTGCGTATTCCTTGTACGCCAGCGCTGCCGTTGAATCGTTGACGTCGAATCCCCTAAACCCCGCAAATGCTGATGGAGTGTTGGTTACTGCCCCATTGGTAGGATTGCGTAACGAGATGGTTGACGGTCATTGGAAAGTTTACCTAGAAAAGGTTCCGTACATTTTCCATCTTTCGGAGCTCACGTACTACATATCTGGCGACGGCTACAACGCCTCAAACGCTCACGTTTCCATTATCGCTCCAGACGAATCTTTTGCTCAGTACGAACCGCTTCAGGCCTTTTCCTCCAGTTCCACCGTCACTAAGGGTGCTGCTCATTATGTGATATATTTCCTTCCGGCCACAGCCGGCTGGTATTATTTCTTGTCCACTTCCGTTGGTTGCACTATCGAGACTGAGTATGATATCACCTCGCGTATTGCGATGTTGATGCCTAACCCTGGCTCGACTTACGTGACACCACCGTCGTCGGTTTCGGCCCCCAAGGCCAAGAGCAGCATACCTACCACTGTTATTGACCTCGTTCGCAAGCCTGTGACACTTAAGAAAACCCGCCAGTGAGCGGAGCTAGTCTAAAGAGAAAAACTACAAAATCAAAATTTAAAAACTACAAAAACCTAAAACCCATAAAAATTATAAAACCAAAATTACGGTTAGCAAAGCTCAACCGGTTATGGAGTTAATCGCCCCGCCTACTGCACATTTATTATTTTGGGTGTAACTATTTAGTTATAA